AATACCCGCGCGGGGCGCGCCAGCGGTAAACGCCGTGATCGAAAGGCCAATTCATGCATCCCCCAATGCCCGGCGCCAGCCGGTGTCCAGCCGCTGCGAAATTCCACATACGGCCTCTATTGCCTCGTCTGGTGATTTCACCACGACGACAGGCCCGCCCCTCCACCAGCGATGCCAACGCTCTTGTGCGGCGGTCAGCTTGCGCCTGCTGGGCGATTTGCTGCCGTCCTTGATTTCGACGAGGTAGGTCTTGCCTCGATAGCCCACCAGCAGGTCTACGCAACCATCCCCGACAGCAGCCAACGTCTGGACAGTGCAGCCCATGCCGCCTAGCGCAGTCACGACAGCGACGTGATTGCCATCTATGCGAGCGGCGCGCCTCACTTCACCCTCTCCGCCAGCTCCATCACGCCCGGTATGGGCTCGACGTGCTCGCTGTAGAGCGCGAGCAAGCGGATACAAACGCCGAAATCGCGCGGGTGCTTGCTGACGCCTCGCGAGACTTCGGCCATGACGCTGCGAGACACGCCGAGTTCTTCGGCAAGCGCCTCTTGGCTGCCGCGGACCTTGCCCATGCGCCAGACGACTTGCTGCCAGTCGATCATGCCGCCTCCAATAGCCGCCGCGCCTCGGCCAGCAGTTCGGTTTCCGTCACTCCGTAGTAACGCTCGAAACATGACCGGCCCATGCCGTGCAGCCCTTCCCCGCCTCTGTGATGCCGCCAGCACAGCGGCACAGCCTCGTAATGGCTCGCACGCTGGCCTAGGCCCTGCCCTGTGCGCAGGTGGTGAATTTCCGCAGGCGTGTCGCGGTAGCCCAAGCGACGGCAGAGCACGCAGCCCAGCTCGGCGAGGCGCGACAAGTGCTGGCGCTCTGCTTTCGTCACGCTGCCAGCCTCACGCCGTTCTCAGCAGCCCACCACTGCACGAACTCGATCAAGTCGATCATTTCCGTTACCGATAGCTTGCTCGTCCGCCGATAGATAACGTCCATGCCGTGCCCGTCCAGCGCAGGCATGAGGCGGACTGACTCCTTGTTCGCTCGGCACCACGCGGAAACGAACAGGCGTTTCCAGTCCTCGATATCCAGCCATTGCCCGCCCCACTGTCGCTGACGGGCGATATCTCCGAGCATGGCATGGAGCTTGGCATTCTGTTCCGCGCTCCTATTCGGCTTGTGCGGCTCTATCTCGACACGGACAGGAAACCCCATGTCTCGGATAGTGCGGCCGATGCGGGGCATGTCAGCTTCGCTGTGCGCTATCAGCTTCATGCTTCGCTTCCTCCAGCGACGTGCACGACTTAACTATTCGCCACTTTCCGAGCCCATCTGCCATCCACAGCACGTACACGACGGGTTCGATCGGCGGCCACCCGTCGTGACTTTTCGGTGCGCGGTTCACAGCCTTCAAGATTCGCCAGCGCCCGCACTCGGACGTGATCCAGCACTCGCCCTGCTTCGGTCGCTCCGGCCATATGGTCATGCCGATTCACGCGCGTCACCCCGCAGATAATCAATCGGCTGCGTCGTCTGCTTGCCTACAAACTGCTGGCAGCGACGGTTGAACCACAGCGCTATCCGGCCCTCCCATTCGCCATGCCGCTGCTTGTCGCACGCGAGCACGGCATCTGGCGCTGCGCGGTCTTCTTCCGTTTCTACGCCTTTCTCGACCTTCGCTTCCTTGGCTTTGTTCCGCCAGAGCGTGAACACGTTGTCCGCCATGTCCGTGATTTCGGATGCGCCCTTGATGTCGAACTTATCCATCACGGCGGCTTCGCTTTCCCGCTTGCGAGAATGTGCGACAAGGTGGATATGCAGACCGGAATCTCGCGCGTACGTCGACAGCGCATCGACCATGCGCTTCTGCGCGTTGTAGTCGTCTGAATTGATCCCGCACTTCATCAGCGAGTCGATCACGAAGTGTTTCACGTGAAGCGCCTCACGTGCGTACCTGACCACGGCCAACATGCGCTCGTAGCGGATCGTGCCTTGTTGGTCGTACAGCCACATTTGCCCGCGGATAAGCCCGGAGAAATCGCGAATCGCGCGCGGGCTAGGCTGCTCTGTGCCGACGGCTTGACGCGCCATCCTCGCGAGCGAGGCGACCGGCCGCATTTCGAGTGACGCGATGCAGGACGGCTCGCCTTGTGTCGCGAGAGACAGCATCACTTGTGACAGCGCCATCGACTTCCCGTGACCGTTCACACCCGCCCATATCGACAGTTCGCCCGCGCGAAGCCTGATGTTCGAGTGCGTCTTCGACCACGGCAGATACGCGCCGAGTGCTTCGTTCGGCGCGCAGAAGTGGTCGATGAGTTCCTGCTCCCAGCACGTCGCTTCGCGCACTTTGGCGCGATCTGCTTCCGCCATGCCCCAACGGTCGAAGTCGATCTCGCGGTCATCGAGCATTGCGACGCCAAGCTCGCGGGCTCGCTGCAACTTCACCGCCTGCGCTTCCAACTGGCTCATGCCACCCCCCGGCTGACGATTTCGGCAATCCGCTCATTCGCCAACGCCAGCCGCTGCGCATCGACCTCGGACAGCGGGTGCCCGGCCTTCAGCACACGGGCCGCGGCGACGACGACGAGGGCCTCAAGTTCCAACAGCCGAAGCATGTCGGCCGGGCTGTGTCGGGGCGGTCTGGACGGGCCTGCGCTGTGCACCAGACGCGGCGGAAACAGGTCGCGAAGCTCGACGCCAACGGCCGACACGATGTCGTGCACAGAGCACTCCGCGAAGCACCTAAGCAGCACCCGACCGTCCAGGCCGGTGCCGATACTCAGGCTCGCCGTGCGGTCCTCGTGCGCTGGGCATTTCGCCATCCAGCCTTCGCCAGATCGCTTCACGCCCTCAAGCCGCAGGACGAATTCCTCGGCGGTCATATCGCACCCTCCCACGGTGTTCCCGCGTCGCTCACCCTCGCGACCTCGTCCTCCCAGCGCCGTCCGTTGAGCCATGTCGCGGGGTACGGCACAAACGCGCCGCCGTCCTTCAGCCAGTCGCGAGACTGCTTCGCGGCTTCCAGCGCCGTGAGGATTCGGCGCAGTAGCGCGCCGTCTGCCCGGAGTTTCGCGAACGCTTTCGAGGCGTCCTTTTTCGCTACGTGCCGAGGGTAGGCTGCCCAGAATTCGTCGAAGCCAGGAGGGAAGCCATGCACCCGCCGAGGAGGCGGATCGAGGGATTCAGGATTCAATGAAGAGGGATTCAATATAGAGGAATGGTTTGGCCCCACCTTCATGGGTGCCCCATTCTCGGCATGTTCTTGGACTATTCCTGGAATGTTCGCTTCTTCCTTGCTGCCACTTTCCTGGAATTGTGGCGGCATGATGCCGATGCCTTTCTCGGAATAATGGGGTGTCTGGTGCTTGGCAAAGCCAGGAATCCAGATGTACGAAGCACCGTTTTTCTCGAAACGGACAATGAGCAAGCGCGCCTCAAGCTCGGAAAGCAGGGGCTCGATCTCCTGCGAATCGAACGGAAGCAATTCCGCTTTGATGCGCTTCGGCCGGTCCTCCAATACGCCGTGCTTGTCTGCCAGCATCCACAGACCGGGAAAGATGAAGCGCGCCCACACGGAGCACTCCGCCAAGTCCTCGTTCTTGTAGAACCCAGGCTTAATGTTTCTGGCTCGTGCCATGTTTATTCCCCAGCCTCATATGCGTTCATTTGAGCGCGATCCACGCAGCCGCTATCACCGCCCACAGGATGTGGCGGGGGTAGTGGTGCATCACGCCACCGCGAAAAGGTCGCCCGTGGTTTTGGTCGCCGCGTGCAGGTTCTGGCACGCCTGCCGGTAATAGCTGTCTTTCAGTTCCACCCCAACAAACCGGCGCCCCGCCTGGACGCTCACGTAGCCCTCAGAGCCAATTCCGGCAAACGGGGACAGCACGATGTCTCCGGGGTTGGTCCAAAGCTCGACGCCCCGCCGGATGACTTCAAGCTGCAGCGGGCAGATGTGGCGCTCGTCGTCGTGTTCTCGGGCGCTCATGTATTGCAGGGTGTCGGACGGGTCGATATCGGTCCAAATGGGGGATGCAATCCGCTGCCATTTCTCGACCGGGTACTCGCGCGCGTCATGGCGGACGCGCTCCACGACATCTCCGGGCGTCCGCATCGTCACCAAGTAGTCAGGGATTCCCTGACGACTCATGCTGGCATTCTCTCGGACCGTTTTATGAAGAAGCCCTAATGCCTTCGTGCGCTGCATTGCGGTAACCGGGTCTTTCCAGATGACCACCTCCGAATGGAAGATGAACCCGCGCGACTGAAGCAGTCGAATGAGATCGCCCCGGAAATCCTCCAGCCCTATGTATCCGTGCTTCTGCTTGCTCGTCGGGAGCAGCATGCAGTGGAAAGAC